CCTCTTCTGCTAATCTAGTCAGAGGCCCCATTCATTGGATCACCATGGGATGCCTAAGTAACATCGACTTTGAATACCAGGAACGTATGAATAAATCTCATCAATCCTTCTGCCTGTGGCACATTGACACTAAGACCAAGCAGTGCCAACCTGAACATTTCATTTTCACTGATGAGATGATCGTGGTTGCTGGTAAATATTACACGAGGAACTAATGACTTGTATTGTAGGAATAGCCGCTAAAGGCAAAGTATGGATGGGAGGAGACTCCTGTGCCTCTGATGGGTCTGAGAAGGTCATTAGAAAAGATCCAAAGGTCTTCATCAAAGAGGATTTTCTTATCGGCTATTCTGGTTCATTTCGTTTGGGTCAAATTTTAAAATATAGATTTGATCCTCCAGTTAAGCGAGATGAGCAAGAAGATTTTGAATACCTTGTAACTGATTGGCTAGACGCCCTAAGACATACCTGCAAGGGATCGGGTCTGACTAAAATAGATGATAATGAGGAAAGTGTTCCTGGGGGAGCTTTGATTGGCTACAACGGAAGGCTGTATGTTTTAGAAGAAGATTTTCAGATTGGAGAACCAAAATGCAACTATTATGCTATAGGCTGTGGCTCTGGTGTCGCGTTTGGTTCATTATACACTACAATGCTACTAACAAAGAGAATGTTGCCGAGAAGAAAAATACAGCAAGCTCTTGAGGCTGCAACTACATATGCGATGGGTGTAGAGCCCCCCTTCACTATTTTATCTAACTAAATGGCTTTTCATCTCCTTTGTATATGATAACGTCCTCTTACACCCTAGATATAAGTGAGTTCCGAGAAGAAGGGGCCACTGTCCATGTTCGATGCGTGGCAAATAAAGTTAAGAACAGATGGGAGTGCTACTTGGATCAAGTAGATGATCTGCATCCAAGAGAGTTGAAGGCTGTAAAAAAGACTTTAAAACCCATATTCTTTAAGGAATTAGAGGATAAAGGTATAACTGACTATCACTGGCAGGGGGACAAAGAGTCTTCCTTATTGCAATATAACATTGGAGACCCAGTTAAATATAACGGGGAAGACTGTATTATCGTATATATACTGCCAGAAAAAGAAAAATGTGGGTTAAAGAGTAATAGTGGTAGGCTTCTTAATAATGTATGCTTCTCTGAAATAGGGGAAGAGCTATTAAAGAAAAAGTAGGAGTGAACCTACTACCAGCTTAGTATAATGGGATTGAAGGAGATTTATTTTGATTTGGGCTACCGCAGATACTCATTTTGGACACGAGAGGATTATTGAATTGGCCGATAGGCCATTTCGATCTGTGGAAGAGATGAATGAGAAGCTCATCGAAAACTACAATGCAGTTGTTGGCCCTAGGGATACTTGCTATCACCTTGGAGATGCCTGTATGGGTAAGTTGGCTGATTCTCTTCCCCTCCTCCAGCGGCTAAATGGCAATAAGATACTGATCCTGGGTAACCATGATCGTCCCTCTGTTGCCTATCACCACAAGAAGCCTGAAGCTAGGGAGAAGTGGTTGAGGAGTTACCACGAGTATTTCTTGGTTATCCAGGAGACACTCACCCTTCCCCTCTGCTCTGGAGAAGATGTTTTGCTTTGTCATTACCCTTATCTTGATCCTGAGTTCACTGATCATGCCTATGAAGGCCGTTATGAGGCTTTACAGCCTGTTAACGAGGGTAAGTGGCTCATTCATGGCCATGTTCATGGTCAATGGAAGTTCAAAGGCAAGCAAATTAATGTCGGGGTAGATGTGTGGCAGTACGCACCCGTAGCATTAGATACTGTGCTAGATATCATAAGGGATAACCCAAATGGAGTCAGCTAGACGCTGCACAAAATGTAAGGAACTTAAATCCCTTACTGACTTTTATAGTAACAAACATCGTGCTGATGGGTTATGTCATTGGTGTAAAATATGTTTGGGTGTTTATGCAAAAAGCAAATATCACAAAATAAAGGCAATGGACAAGCCAGATCCTGGCGTCAAGCAGTGTAGGGCTTGCAGAGAGACCTTAGCTACCACTAATTTCAACAAATTAAAATGCAGAAAAGATGGATTTAACGATTATTGCCGCTATTGCATGAGAGTAAACCATGCGGTTAAAATGTATGGAGAAGAGACTAGAGATTTTTTCAAAATTGAAAACCGTCAATGTAAAATTTGTCATATTGCTATTACCCCGGATACTTGGCATATTGATCATGATCACCAAACAAACAAGGTCCGAGGTATCCTTTGTGCCAAGTGTAATAGGGGCTTAGGGGCTTTTGGTGATGATTTAAACCTAATTAAAAGTGCAGTTACCTATTTAGAGAATTCTACAGTATTGAACATCATAAAGGAAAATCCAAATGGATGCCCAAGTTAATACCCGAAGAACTGATTCAAGTGCCGTAAGTGGTTGCGTTACATTCCCCATAGAGGGTGAGTATAGAAATACGGCGCTTGGTGGCATGTATGTTCAATTAGTAGCCATTGAGAAGAGGTCCGAAGCTGAAAACTGGTGGGATGACGCTTTCCTTATCTGCTTCGGTGGGTCCAACACTACCTTGGACTACCAAGAATTTATGGCTGGCACAGACACGCTTGTTGATACTTATGTTCCTTACACAGAGGAAAATAAGGAAAAGTGGTATGAATTACGAGCTAAAGTAGCCGATGCCACTAATCTTATCTACCCCCGTTTCTTCACTGAAAAAGCAAAGGGTCAATATCAATCAGTTCCAGTATTGGCGGCTGTTATTCTAGGATCTACTGGTGCTACATGGATGAAGGATCTGAACTACTGGAGATGCACTTACGATGATCTTGATCTTCAAGGTAGAGCCCTCTATGATAGTATCAAGGGACTGTATGGGGATAAAGCTGAACTACATCTAATCACTTGGGTTGATGAGGGATAAAATGACTCTTATTTGCTATACTTCTCAGGATGTGGTTTACCCTGATAGGACTTTTGAAGCCGGGTCAGTGGTTAAGGTGCTTTCGAGGGCTGCTGCTTTTGATAAGAATCCCCTTCTGGCTCAAAAGGAGCTTTTCTCAGATGGGGTATTCGTAGTTTTCTACGCTGACCCCAAACATAAGTTGAGGACCATGACTCTTGGTAAGGATGGGACGTTAACTATGATCAAGCCTTTTTCTTACTGGCTCTGTATTAAATCTGCCGCTAAATGGGTGTTCAGTTCACCCAGAACCTATCTGCTTTTTCCTATAATTCCAATTATTGCTGCCGTAGATTACTACGAAGCACAAGACCCCGCGCTTTTCTAAGGAGAAATACCCCGTGACTCACACCCTTATCACCTCAGCCAACGTTTGGGGTCATAGGTATCAGCTAGCTTTTATCCAAGTCATGAAGGCTTGGGAGGAATATAGGATGGCTCACAAGAGTCAGTTCAGGGGCGATGATTATGCCCGAGCCGTGGAGTTCATGAGGGATAAAAATTATCGCCCTCTCGTAGCTGCTATGGTTTATCATATTCAGGACTCCAAATTGGACGAAACTGATGTAGAGGATATGCTTGTGGAACTAGCGGAGACTGATAATGTCGGTTAGAGAAGTAGAATCTGAAGCACGATATATTGAACTGGAAAATCTGATCGCCTCTACTAGTCCAGATGATATGGATGGGGTCTTAGAGGAAATGTATCGTTGTTGGGGGGATATGACTGATGAGGCTTGCGATAGGGCTAAGACCAGAGCTTCCATAAAGAAAAATAAGACTAGAATTACTCCTCCCACAGTATAATATCAGAAGGAGGGCTAATTTGAGTCGAATTAAATACATTAACCTTGAAGATACCGGTATTGTGATTTTTGGAAATCACATCCAGCATTCTTCGATGGCTGGTATGTTCAGTCACGAAAAGGTAATTGGGGTCGGATTTGTTACTTTTGGTGATGAGCCAGAAGTTTATGGGGAGTCTGTTAGTTTGAATATCGCTTCAACTCCCAATTGTCAGGTACGCTTGGACAGAATGGTAAAAGGACATTAAATGAAGTATTTATTGATTCTATCTCTTTTAGTAGTTGCTGTGTCATTGGCTGCTTTGTGGGTCATTTCCCATTTGATGCTAGTCCTGACAATCTTAATCCCCGCTGGTATGGTTGCCAGTTTTTGTGCTGGGCTTATTATTGGTAAGAGGGGTAAATGAAACTCGTGGGTAAAGAAAAAGCCGCTTATGAGAAACTCAAAGAGCTTGGGGTTTTCGATATAAAAGGAAAGTTATTTATCAATGGCATTCTGGTTAAGCCTATGGACTGGGATGGATTGGCGTTCCCAAAAGGTATTAAAAAGATGACCATTAGAGGTATAACTGTAGCTCCCCGTTTCATTCCAATGATGATTCGTAATCTTCATATTGAACTTGCAGGCGGTTCAGAAGTGAGAATTTACACAAAGGGCTACTAATGCAACTTCAGACTAAAATCGTGGCTGCTGCCGTTCTATACAAAGATGTGATCTTCTCTATGCCAAAACCGGCTAGGCATCACACTATTATCCACGCTATGCATTTTATGGGGCTCCCTCCAGGGATTCAAGGAAACCAAGGGTTTCTTTTAGATAACGGTCACTATATTAGCAGAGATTTGGCCGCTGCCCTAGCCCTTTCAAATGGTCAAGTGGAGAAATTGTCAGCCCCTCCCCTTCTTTACAGCGAGGATTTATGGTAGAAAAATTTATGAGGCTCAATGTAGACTACAGTCCTTTTTTGACTGAACAGATTCATGCCGAAAAATTTGCTGATATTGCTCCTAAGAATTGGCATCCTAACCAAAATCTCAGCTATATAGCCCAACTCACAACTAAAGACATTGGCACTAAAATTAGACCAGGATACAGAGATGGAGTGCTTAGAATTACTTTGCCCCCCGCTGGTTGGAAATCGCGTACAGTAGTCGTTAATGAGGATACTATCTTTCAAACCACTATGGAGTCCAGAGTAGTTGGAGAAACGCCTAGAAAGACTACCAGAGCCATCGTAGAAAGTCTCCCAGATGCTGCTTTAGTGGAAGCTATTCTCTATAATCGTTCTGTTCTGGAGGAGAAGGACGAACCCCGCTCTGGGGCCGAATGGGACTTTATCACTATTTTGACTCACCCTACTGACTTCCCTGCACCTATGAACGTGGGTACTTTGATGGCTAATCATTTTGGGGCTGATGGTGGCTCCAATACTCTTATGTCCCCCGAAGCCTTTGAGAAGGCCCTGAAAGAGTCTTATGACTACTGGAAGGACAAGGCCCTGGCTACGGTTAATACCAGAGCTTTCAAGTCTACCACTATTTGGGCCAGATTAGAATCTGCTGGAATCCAAACTAATGTGCTTGCAGATGCTTATGACTGGGCCATTGATGTTGAGGGTGAACTCTATGGGCTCATCGCAGGGGATCAAGGTTACGAGAAAACTGGCATTAAACTGAATGAGACCGATACTAAGATTTGGAATATGGGAGTTAATCAATATCTCCATAGTGATAAATACTTAGACTGAAATCAGTACTGCCTTAGTATAATAGAGGTGAGGCAGTAAAATGAACCCTGAAACCGTAATAGAATATACAATTGAAGATGTAAAGCCTGATTTAAAGGCAATGTTAGCTGATCTTTGCGAAGCCACTGCCATTGATATGCGCCAGACCCGCCTAGAAGCCATTCTCCGTAAGCATTTCCCCACTCGTTTGATTATCGAGCGTAAAGTTTGGCCCTCTTTCACTGCTGATGCCTGGGAGACTGTGAATTTCCTGGTGGTCTTTGGTGAGCAAAAGGACCATTTGCTCATCGGGGCTCATTACGATGCTGTCCCCAATTGCCCTGGTGCCAACGATAATGGTGCAGCAGTCATCCAGCTTATTGAAGCGGCTAGCCAATTGCAGGACTCTGGTAAAGAGCCTAATATCACCTTTTGCTTCTTTGATCATGAGGAGATTTTTGGTTCTGAATGCATGGGATCTAAAGTCTACACTCAGATGCACAAGGACAATCTGCCCCTCCAGTCTATCATCTTTGATGTCACTGGAATTGGGACCACCTTCTTCGTTTCTGGTTATGACGATACTGGGCTGGTCTATGATCTTCCTAGCCGCAAGACCCCTCCGTCTGACAACTTGAATATGATTCGTATGCAGATTCCCACTGCTTTAGTCTGCGCTCTTCCTGAAGAGGAGTTCTATGACAAGCACCCTGTTACTTGGAACACTCTCCACACCCAGAACGATAGTCCTGAGGATGTATGGGATGACGCTCTGGATGGTGGTGTGGAATTGCTGGGCCGTATCGTCAATCGTTTCACCAAGCAGCAAGCTGGGTATTTTGCCGTAGTAAATCTGGTCCGTGACGCAGTATAATAACCTTGGAGGCGTTTCTATGTCCACTCAACGCGAATGTATTTCCGCTTATCTGAAAGCCAATGGCTGGAGGGAAATTCCTTCTCGCAGCACTAAGTATCTGGTCTTTGCAGAAGACCACGCCGCCCACCTTATTCACTATTTCGTTGGCAAATCTGGTGGACTTCGCCATGGTAAGACTATTGCCGATTCCTTCTCTGTCCCCGATACCCGCAGGAATTTGTGGATTAACGAGGGCCGAAAGATTCTAGCAGAAAAGCCCTGAGCCCCAGTATAATAGCAGCAGGAGAACTCATGCAAGTTCCGCAACACATCATTGACCACATGAAAGAACTGAATGACCGAGCCGCAGGGTTTGGTGGTCATGTCTATCTAGTTGGCGGGGCTGTTCGTGATCTAATGTTGGGGAAGACCCCCAAGGACTTCGACTTTGTAACCAACATGGACCCTGATCGTGTTGAGGGTATGGGCTATGAGAAGGTCGGTAAAGCTTTCCCTGTCTTCCACACCGGAGTTGGTGAACTGGCTTGCACTCGCACAGAGCGCAAGACTGGTGTAGGCTATACTGGGTTTGAAACCAGCTACACTCCCTCCTTCAAGGAGGACTGTCTGCGCCGTGACCTGACTATCAATGCAATGCTGTGGCACCCTGATATGGGTCTGGTTTGCCCTATTGAGAGGTCTGCTCATGATATGGCTAACTTGCTGCTCCACGCTTGTTCTGAAGCATTTGCTGAAGACCCAGTTCGTGTTTTGAGGGTAGCTCGTTTTGCTTCTTCCGGAAACTGGACTGTTACCCATGAGACTTATAAGCTGATGGCTGTGGCCTCTAAGGAATTGTATGCAGTTCCGGCTGACCGTATCCGTGGAGAACTGGAAAAGGCCAAGAATCTGAGAACGTTCATGTGGGTGCTGAACCAGAATATTGAGGTGGCTAGAGCAATTAAGGAATGGCTCCCCATTGGTCCCTTTTTTGTGGAGGGCCGAGATTACTCTTGGAACATGTATATGGTTGAGTTTTTCTGTGCTATCCCCAAGAGTATCCGTGCCCAGGCACTGAAAAAATTGGGTTATAGTGACTCTTATAATAATGCTTGTAGCCTGTTTGATATGATCACTCGCTGGAAAAAAGAAGGCCCCGAAGCTGATGATTTGATCAGTATTAGCAAGGGTATCAAACGTGGTATGCCTTTGGATTGGCTCATGGTCATGCCACGAGACCTGACTAATTTGGTAGTGGACTTGGATTTCTTCATCAAGCAAAACATCAAAGAGGGCATGTCCGGAACTCAAATCAATTTTATGATTAGTCAAGCTGCTCGTAGTCTCATCCCATAGGAGAAATAATGATTTGGATCGTAGTTGCTATCGTTGGACTGGCTGCAATTGCGGCTGGAGTTTGGTATCAGGTTCATAAGACTGATCAGCCTATTACTGATCTAATGGCTCCAGTTTACCCGGAGATTATCAGTTCCTATGATACCCCAGATAAGCCAACTGTGCTAGTCGTTCCAGTGAGCAAGGATATTCCTCCTTACGCTGCTGCCACGCTGGGCAGGAAGCAGTCTTTTTGGGGGACTCCTAAGACAAATGTAGTAGTAGAAGAGGATGCTGGCTCAGATGATTTGATGGATCTGGCTATCGGAGTTACTGCTGCCGCTTTAGTGAGTGATATTCTTACTGATTCCTCTACTCCCGATCCAACACCAGATCCCACTCCTGAGCCCTATGTCCCCATTTCCATTGAGTCTCATAGTGATTGGGGAGAGCAGTCTTCAAGTTCTAGTGATTGGGGGGACTCCTCAAGCTCTAGTGACTCCTCAAGTTCTAGTTGTGGGGGCAGCGATGACTAGAACGATTATCATTGCAACTGAAAAAGAATTGGGGTCTCTCCCCTTAACCCAAACTCACAATGCTTCTTTAATCGTTGTGACTGAAGGTGGCCGCTATAGAGTTCTAAAGAGTCGTTTTACTAAATCAGGCCAAGATTTGAATCGTGAAGGATTTAAAGATTTCATGACTTCTTTCTTGGATTATATTTAAAAGGATCAATTTCCCCCTATCCCTGGTATAATAGAGGTAGGGGGATTTCTCCGTTGACTTGGAAAATAGTAGCTATTACTGATACGCATAATCAGCACGAGGTTCTGGACGGTAAGCTGCCAGAGGGGGATGTGATTGTCCATGCGGGTGATGCTACAGATAAGGGGACTCTTGATGAATTAATCCCCTTCTTCGATTGGTATGGTTACCTCCCTTACAAACACAAGATTTATGTGCCGGGTAATCACGATTACCACATTGACAGGGAGATCATTCAGATCCTCTGTAGAGAAAATAACATCATCTATTTGCAAAATGATGGACGGTTCCTTCAAGAAGATGGCAAGAAAGACCTATTTGTCTATGGAGCCCCCGTTCATCCTAACTTTACAGATGATACCAAGGATCTTCAGGATCTTCATCAAGAAATCCCAGATGAATTGGATCTTTTGATTACCCATGTTCCTCCGTACGGAATGTTTGATGAGGTCTGTGAAGATTTTAAACAGAAATGTCTGGGTAACTACCAACTCCTGCAAGCGGTTCAGAATAAGAAACCGAAGTATCATGTATTTGGTCACGTTCATCCAGGTTATGGTCGCGGAAGGCGGGGGGATACAGTATTTGTAAATGCCTGCATTTGCGATAATCGTTTGAGGCCGATCAATGCACCAATCATTTTTGAAATTTAAGGAGAAAGTATGACTAAAATTGACTACAGTAAGTCAGAAAGCTTCATTGTTGAATATCCTGGCCGAGAGCCCTTCTATATCAATCCCAATCTGTGTAAGAAGCAGAAGATTACCCTAGAAGGATTGGGGGAACTCAGGACTCTTCACCTGGGGGTACAAAATATTCTAAATGCTATGGAGCATACTGATGACGTAGGAACTCTAAAAGTTCTTAATATGGAATGGAAGAGGCTTCAGTTTGAACTCCAGCAAGTTTGGGGTTTTGAACAGAATGCCAATTTCCATCACTGGTATACTGTGCCTAAATGCCGTTGCCCTAAGATAGACAATGCAGAACGTTGGGGGACTGGCTATGGGATTGTCAGTGGTGCTTGCCCTATTCATGAAAATTCTGACTAATCATTTCTAATGTGTAGGTGATTATGAATATGGACCGCTCCAAAGTAATGGCCGCTCTAGAAGCCGTAAATGCCGTTTTAAAGGCCAAGAACCAGAAAGCTACTGTGGTTATCACTGGTGGTGCTGCCATCATGTTCCAGTTCCCAGACTTCCCCAGAGAGGTCAAGGATCTAGATGCTGGGTATATGTCACCCGAGTTGCAAGCTGCTGTGGAACAAGTGACCTGGGAAATGGATCTATCTGATGACTGGTTCAATGATACCAGTAAAGATTACTATGCTCCCAAGAAAGGCCAGACAGTTCCAGGCCCTCAATTTTCAAATCTCAGTATAGAATTACCCTCAAAGGAATATCTTCTATGTTTGAAGATCATGTCAGGAAGGCCAGAGGAAAAGGCCAACGATCCTGTTGATGTTGGCTTCTTGGTTACGCATATGCCTAATATCAAATCAGAAAAGGATTGGCAGGATTTATATGTCAAGTTCTTTGGAAAGAAGGATTGGAAGCCCTACACGGCTGAAGCTGCTAGATTGGCCATCGAAGCTAAGGGTGGATCTAAGACCTCTGATTTAAAAACAGAAAAAGGGACTCCTATTAGAAGATCCTATTTAGGGGTGGGTAAGGACATTGGGGGCGCTATCTATCTCCATAGGAACTATAAAGGTTCGCTTCCAAACCAAGAAGCCTTGGCTAAAGCAGAGGAGATTGCACTAGTCAGTCTTCCCAATTATAACGTCATTAAGTGGAATAAAGATGGAACTTACACCTTTTTCGAGTCCCCTGATTTTGATACCGCTGATGAACCTGTAGCTGGTAACTACGTTGTAGTTAAGTCAAATGGTGATCATAAAAATGGTAGCACGGCTGCTATTTGGCATCACAAATGGTTATGGGTAAAAGATGATTACACAGGATTTGATGTCAATGCCGCGAAAGAACATAGCAAGAAATGGCTGGCTATTCCAGGGATTGACTTCAATAGGATTGGGAACAAAGAATATTGGGAAACCAATGTAGTTCCTAAGATTGGGAAAATCGCTAAGGCTCCGTATAAGCTTCAGGATTTTGAGGGCTTCCAGATTCTTATCGGACGTTCTGCCATTGAAAACGACATTTTATCTCTTGAAGTAGCTAATTCTAATGATTTTTGGTTCCATGTCGCAGGGGCTCCAGGCTCTCATATCGTAGTTCGTAATCCAGATAACCTCAAGGAGCTACCTGGGCCAGTCATGCAGCAAGTCAAACAATTAGCTATACATAACTCCAAAGCTAGAGGAACTGATGCTGAGGTTCATTGGGGATTTGCCAAAGATGTGAGCAAGCCTGAGGGCTCTGCTGATGGGGAAGTCAACATCGCCAATTGGAAAAAGGCCGCTTTAGATATGCCGCCTGAACCTCCAGCTATGGTTCAGCAATCTCTACCTACTTGGGTAAAGAGCCCCACAACTCCCACATCTTTGGGGTTTGTCGCTCAAGAAGCAGCTAACTCTCTTGGAGATGTGGGGTTCCAGAGGAAAGCTTTAGCAAATTCAGGTCCAATTGAATTTGCTAATAATTTAGTAGATGGCTTTAAGAAGAAGGGCATTTCAGGTTTTGACCATAATCAAGTTGTCAATTGGCTTGTTAAACATATTAGTATAACAGAGTATTATACTAATAAAACAGATGGAATTATGTATGCTCACTTAGAATTAGAGAAAAAGTATTATGATGGGCTCGTAAAAATATTGGAGAAGAAGTAGGCAGAGCCGCAGTATAATAGGTCTATGAGCGAGACTTTCTTCAAGTCCGTGGGGACTCTCCACTACGACCATGTACCTGGCTACGGGTACCGACTCGTTTTGAATATTGATAAGGGTATCGGTCTCTTTTACAAGTCCCTCATTCCCAAGTGGTTCAAGGCCAATGGACAGCGTTACGATCCCCACATCACTGTGGTCCGTTACGAGAAGCCCAAAAATCTCAAGGCTTGGGGTAAGTATGAGGGTGAGCGGGTAGAATTCACCTACAGCAACTACATCTTCCAGGGTAAAGTCTATTGGTGGCTGGATTGCTTCTCCACTCGCCTTGAAGAAATCCGAGCAGAACTTGGACTTCACAACGCTCCATTGTCCCCGGAATATCATGATCCCATTGAGGGTTTTGAAAAAACATTCCATAGCACAATAGCAAACAGCAAAGATATTGCATGAAAACATCTGGCATCTATAAAATAACAAACTTCGTAACCAATAAGGTGTATATTGGGTCATCTAAAAATATTCCTCGCAGATGGGCTTACCACAAAACAGGACTTAAGCACAATAAACACGCTAATCCACATCTTCAGGATTCTTACAATAGGTATGGAGACACATTTAGTTACGAGGTAGTTTTATATTGTGACGAAAGGGATCTGCTGTTATTTGAACAACGCTGCTTGGATGTGTATTGGGATGGTGGGGTGCAGTGCTATAACATAAGTAAAGACGCCCTAGCCCCAATGTCAGGTAGGAAACACTCTGAAGCTACTAAATTGCGGTATTCGATTGAGAGGAAAGGAAAACAAAAATCTGAAGAGGCTAGGGAAAACATAGCAATAGGTCAAATAGGCCATACCCTGTCAGCGGAAAGTAGGCAAAAGATATCCGATGCTAACAGCGGAAGCAATCATCCACGATTTGGCAAAACCATCTCAGATCAGAACAGGCTGAGCCTCACACTAGCCGTGCAGGGAATGGCTTCCTATGCGGCTAAACTTACCGATGATCAAGTTAGAGAAATTTTTATTAGTGAAGAGCCTGGAGTTGCCTTAGCAAAAAAGTATGGTATCAGCCCTAGTATTGTCTGTTGCATCCGAAAAGGTAAACGCTGGAAGCATGTAACCCAAAGGAGGAAGCGATGAAGTTCAAGAAAAAGCACATTGGAATCAGAATCGAACCCCGCAAATGCACTGCCTGTAGTGGTTCTGGAATCTACGATGTCACTGGAAGTCCTAAGTGTGGCTGGTGTAACGGAACTGGCCTAGAACCCATCCCAAATAAAGGAGGTAAGCGATGAAAAAGAAAACGCTTAAGGCCCATAAGAATGCGGCTCGTTTGTCGCTTTTGGGTGTTATCATTAATACCTCTACCCAGGTGCTGAAGAATAAGAAAAAGATTGTGAAACCCTTTGTCCTGAAATCCTTTCAAGACTAGTATAATACCATTGGAGGCAATAACATGACAACCATTCTTGGACTTAATACGGCAGCTTTTGCTCTTTTGACTCTCTGCTGGTCTAGCCGGGGTTGGAATACGCTGATCAAGTTCATCCTGGGGACTCTCGCCGTTGTCAATGGCGTCCAGTTTCTCATGGCTCTCGGCTATATCGTTAGGAGCTAGTTATGTGGACAAAGATTTGGGCCTTCCCCGCTCTCGCTACCTTACTCTTCCTATGGGGTTATATGACCATCGGCTACTTTGATGCCGAGATTCGCCCCACTTATGATAAGCATGGAGGATTCTTTCCCATGTTCTTGTTCTGTATTCCAGTAGCGGCCATTTGGCCCTACACTCTAGTCAACCTGCTCTATTTCATCAGAAAGACGGAAAAAGAAAATGAAAAAGTCAACTAAGCTGTATTTGACAAGTGTGGGTATTGGGTCCGCTGGGATTTTTATTGTTAGTTTTCTTCTTGGTCCACACGCTCTTCTGAAGTCCATAGCTTGGTTTACAGCCATGCAGTGTGCAGCTTTCAATGTGTATTATGGCATGAAGTGGGCAAATTCGAATACGGAGGAAAAGTGCGAAAAGTCATCTTGATGGTCGGAGCGCCGGGTTCTGGAAAGTCCACCTGGGTCAAAGATCATATTAAGGATATTAAGGAAGAGAACCGAGCCATTGTCTCGGCGGATCACTATTTTGAGGTGGATGGAAACTATGTCTTTGATCGAGCTAAGTTGTATATGGCGCACCAAACTTGCCAAAGCCTTTATGTGGATGCTCTCGTTGCTGGCAAAGAGTTGGTGATTGTGGATAACACTAATACCACTGCCAGGGAGCGTAAGTTCTATGTTGAAGAGGCCCGTAGCCGTGGCTATGAGGTCTGGATGGATGTTATCAAGGGAGAAGCTGAACTCTGCTTCCAGCGTAATGTCCATAAGGTTCCTTTGGAATCTATTCAGCGTATGATTGCTCGTATTGATGTTCCCTATGGGTTTAGCGAGGTGGTATGACTAAGCTAGAAAAAGCAGCTATTCAATCACTTCGCAATATCCTCAGGAGAAAGGCAGAACATGCAGCGGCTAGAGCGCATGAAGCTAATTGGAGCAACAATCCAACAGACGCTTCGTTCTATAATGGAGTGGCCTCAGGTTATTTGTGTGCAGTTGTTGAACTGGATGGAATGCTCAATTTTTTGGAAAAGAGGTAAGCCAATGTTATACAATATCGGACTATTTATTCGCTACTGCTTCATGATTTTATTTGGGGCTCAAGGAGAGTGGAAGACTCTAGAGAAATACTCTATTGGTCGCCGTTGGTGTAATACCACTCAAAACAATGATTGGACTTCTCATGAACCCGAGGTGAAAGTCAAAGTAGATGGGGATAACAAAAAGTTTTGGTTTTCTCGTGCTGAGCTTTTGGCTAAAAAGCATATGAAACCTAATTTCAGAACTTTTCGTGAAGAGGGGTCCAAGGGATGAGATATTTATTTTCCTTGCTCGTTTTAGTTATGTTGGTTGGGTGCAATAACAACGCCACCTCTGCCTATTACTGTCGTAAAAGTGTGGAATCAACTTTTCCAAATAGCGAAATTTCACTTTCTCCAGATGGGGATACCCCCTTTAGGTATCTGATCAGAGAGCCAAATGGTAATATTTGGTATGTGGAAACCCTATCAGGAAACGGTCCTGAGATTACCAAAAAAGAATTAGTCTTTAAAGGAAAACAGTAATGCTACAGTCGCTTCGAAATAAATTCGTAGACCCCATTAAGGGCAGGCTATGGCTGAGTGATGTCATGGTTACTTGGGTATGGATTGTTCTTGCCCTTGTCTTCAACATTTGGGCTGTTGTTGGAGCCATCATTCTTTACCCTTTTGTCTTGACAATTTGGGGGATCTGGCAAGAAAAGAAAGTTTATCATTACGAGGAGTAGAAATGCCATTAGTCCTAAGACCTATCACTGGAGACCTTGAATGTGATGCCGTAGCTGATTTTGCTTACATGGATGAGCTAGCTATAACTTTGAATGTCAATCCATGGCAATGCACTTTTGGTGGAACGAATTTCATCTCTGACTACAATTCTAAAACTCTGGATGAGTCCATCAAATGGATTATCAGATCAGCAGAGAACAGGGAGATTGATAGGATCGCCATTATCACTCCTGAAGATACTAATCTGCTCCAGTTCTCACATACTCTTGGAGAAGTGGTTATTACTCATGACTGGGAGGATAGTCCGCTAAGAGAAATTTTAGTTTATTCTTTTAGACAGATTGATTTTGAAACAGTCAATGGGTATTTTCAAGGATATTGGCATATTTAGAACTCTATACTGAGGGTAGTAAAATGAACGAAGGTGCTTGGATCAATGCCAAAACCGGTCAATTCGCATGGATAGATGAACATGCTTCTTGGATTAAGCGTGAGCTTAATGCAGAAGGAATCGGTTTACCTAAAAAGACCTATCAAAAGATCATGGAGATGGACTGGGACTTTGATGGTCCAGGTAGAGCCGAAATCTTGGCTGAAGTCATGAAGGCTGGATTTATTAGAATGAGAGGACATGGATCTTATTGGACCTTTGAATTCTCTATCAATTCATACGAAGCTCTTTGGGCTTGTCTCGACTTCTTGACCAATTACGCTGGCCCCCAAACGCAATGCAGATTCAATAATTTAAGGACCGGCGAGTCTATTGAGTTAAGTTATACTGAATTCATTAAATATATGACTCAAGATCCTGAGTTGATTCTCAGAAGAGCTAGTATTTTAACTGAAGAAGAATACCCAGAAAGAAGGAGAATCGCTTTCAAATCATCGCTTTTAGAGAAGCAAGCCGCTGGCTATCCTCGTCTGATGAGTATCCTTAAGGGTAAAGTTCCATCCGTTCACACCTTTGGGATCATATCAGTTGATAACCCTCAGGGTATAGCTGCATCTCCAGAAGAGAACAACAAGAAGCAGGCTGAGTTTAAAGAAATTCTAAATCGCTCTGGTTATGGATATATTCAGCATAAGGGTAAGTATGGGGAGTTTGAAAAGGCTTTCTTTATTATGAATATTCGTATAACTGATCTTCTCAAGTGGAAGAGCAAGTATGATCAAGATTCTGTTATCTTTGGTGAAATCAACAAGGAAGATAACAACGTAACGTTTAAGCTAATCGGAGATGATGGAATCAGATCAGTTAGAGAAGATGTCCTAACTTCAGCCTCTGATACCGATGAATACTATTCTGAGTATAAGGGGAGGCGTTTCCTAATTCCTTTCTTTGATGATGCTTATGAACCTAAGGACACTGAGGCTAATATTCCTGTCTCGGTATTGGATAAGGATTTGGAAGAAAACCCAGAGAATCTCCCTCATTTGGCTACCATTGTGGCTAACTTCAATCAAATCAGAGATGATGCTCGTGGGTTAAAAGTGGGAATGGGCAATTATTATACTAGGTGTGCGGTTCTTCAAGCTCTTAAAAATTTAAGGTAGGCTATGGATATTGAGGTAATTAGGAAGGGTATTGTACACGGTATGCTTTGCCCTATCCTCAGAAATGATCCTTGTGGTTGTCCTGCTGGCCCTGCTCTAAAAGCTTTAGAAGAATTTCAAAAGAAATTTGAAATCAATTTGGATAAAACTCCCCCACCTACAGTATAATAGTGGTGGAGGCAATAACCCATGAACCAGTATCAGAAGTTTGCCATGCAGATGATCGAACAGTTTGATGCTCTTGGTGATCTCACGCTCCTTCCGAACTTTGCCATCCGTAAGATGCTTCTTGGCTTCTTGGTGGTTGAGGGTCTGGAAATCGAACTGGCCCGTAATGGCTATGAGGTTCTTAAGGGTGCCCGCCTGAAGAGCCTTAAAGAGGCCATCCAGGCCCTGGATGTTCCCGAAACAGATTTCGGGAACATCTCCAAAACACCTCAGCTTGGGGTGTTTAACTTCCGAGCCTTCCTGAACCTCTCAATGCTGGTTTCCGAGAGCGAACGGGCCAAGCTGCTCCACTCTATGGCCAAGGTGATTGCTAAGGTTAATACCGCTTCAATAGCCAATGGCCTTGGTCCCATCCAGGATGCTCAGGGCATGAATCTGAATATTGACTAACAGTTCCCAATGCTGTCTCATTGGGTGGTGCGGGGACGCTCTATTGTCCGCATAGTTTCCAACTACTATTCAAAAGGTTGGTGGAGCGGAGGTTCCTAAGAACCGCATTAGACCCCCTACTGAGTATCCCTTAGTGGGGGTCTTTTAAAAATAAAGTAATTCAAGTTTATAAAATTGCAGTATCATCTACTGAAGGCCATCCGGTCTTCCCTCCCGCAGAGAGTGGGTTGTAATACAAATACACGGAGAGTGTCATGCGCGAATACGCAATCGTCATCGGAAGATTTCAACCCTTTCATCTGGCCCACAAGCAGTTACTCGATAAAGCATACGAGTCTGCGAGTCGGGTCATTATTATTTTAGGCTCTCACCAAGCCGCTCAGACTTCCAAGAATCCCTGGTCAAGCAAGGAACGTATCGACATGATCGTGTCTGCGTTGACTGAGGAACAGAACGCCAGAACCACCTTCCTTCCTGTCCGCGATTACCTCTATAACGAGAATGCATGGCTCTCAGAGATTCAGCAGAAGGTCAAGGTAGTGACCAATGGGAGTAAGGATATTGTGCTGATTGGTCATCTCAAGGATGACTCCTCCTACTACCTCAACACTTTCCCTCAGTGGGAGTTCGTGGAGACTAAAACCACTTTTAGTCTTTCTGCAACTGGTATTCGTCATGCGCTATTTACATCTACTCCAATGATTACTGGAATGATTTCTGAGCCCATTCGTAATTATCTTAATGAATGGATCAAGACTGAGAGTTTCACTCGCCTCAAGGAAGAATATGAATATCTGGAGAAGTATAAGAAATCTTGGGCCGTAGCTCCCTACCCTGTGACTTTCGTGACCGCTGATGCCGTTGTAATCAAGTCCGGTCATGTTCTGGTAGTCAAGCGTGGTGGGAATCCCGGCAAGGGCCTGATCGCCCTCCCAGGTGGCTTCGTGAACCAGAATGAGTCCCTTGATGTCGCTTGCCTTCGTGAGCTTAAAGAAGAGACAAAACTCAAGGTTTCCACTGATAAGCTCATCGCTGCTAGAGTAGCTAATCATGTCTTTGACCATCCTCAGCGCAGCCTTCGTGGTCGCACCATAACCCATGCGTATCTGTTTGATCTTGGTAAGGAAGGGGACCTCCCAGCAGTCAAGGGCTCTGATGATGCGGAGCTTGCCTTCTGGATGCCTATCGGAGATGTCTACTCCAATGAAACTGTGTTCTTCGAGGATCACTTTTCAATTATAAATCATTTTGTAGGTAAGGGTTACTAATGTATAACAAATGGTCGAAGGATGCTGACAAAATCCTAACAGTTAACTGGCCTTCTAAATCAAAAGAAGAGTTAGAGACAATCTTTAATCTTCCGTATGCAAAAATCTGGAATAGAGCGAATCGCTTAAAAATACTATCCTCTAGACCTAAATATTACAAAAGAATGAGTAGAAGAATCTACCCTACCGTTTCTGATCTATCCAAACTGCTCTCAAAATCTAAAGAAGCTTCTTATTGGATAGGTTATATGCTAGCAGATGGGAGTATCTCAATACCAAAAAGCTTAAGAGTTTGGGCAGGAGAAAAAGATAGAGATCACCTAGAAAAGTTTGCAAAGTTTATTGGCACAGAAGTTACAATCATACCCCCTGCCTCAACCACTTTTGGTTACACGGCTCCCATGTGCGTGGTCACAGCTAGCGGTAAGGATTCTATTGTAGCCCTAATAGGCTATCTAGGCTATGTCTCAAACAAAACCTACAATCCCCCTACAAAAACTGTAGAGATGCCAATGGAGGAGTATCTTCCTATGCTAATCGGATTCATAGATGGAGATGGAAATATTTATCACACTAAATCTGGGTATCAACAATTGACTTTGGAGTTACACTCTTCTTGGGAACCTTTTTTGGTAGATATGGTAAACAGGTTTAGGGGCCTTGGTTATGTAGCCCACTACCCCAAATTAACCAAAAGAGGCTACATTAGATTCTCTACTGGAAGCACGAAACTGATTGAATTTTTAAGAGAAGCATCAAAATCGGTTCCTTCTCTTGAAAGAAAATGGAGCTAACATGTCTGAAATCACCTATAAGAACAACTGGGAACGCCATGAATACTATGCTGGTGGGACGCTGCTCTCCGACATTAAGCGTGTGGAAATCGGTAAGGAACTCAAGTCCTTTATTGTCCCAGTCAACTCTTTTAACGACAGGGTAGACTACAATGATATGGGTCATATCTACACTGCTAACTCAACTCAGTTCACCGTTACCATGAGGGATGAGATGCTTCTGATCCCGAATGAAATCCCCCTGTCACGCTTGCTGTCACTCGGCTTCTTTGTCAAGCTAGTGGATGGCGAATTTGAACCTACTCGCAACTAAAGGAGACTACGATGTTACAGTATTCCAAGCTCCTTAAGTTTATGTTTATCCCAAATCGCACTATTAGGCTGAAGCTCTTGAAATTCTTTCCATTTAATCAGGAACTTCTCAGTGTGCCAACCCTTTACATCCACCCAAATATCTTCTCCGGGTAGGTAAAAATCAGGGCGATAGGTTACACCAAGTTTCGGAAGTTTAAATGTTTTGGATTGCCATTCATATTCAATTTTATTAGCGTTAAGATAAGCCACAACCTTTACTTCCCATTTAGCCTGACACACCAGTTCTTCCCCAGTTTTCCAATGATAGCTAATGTAAGAATTTCTCCTTGCTTTTGCATTCTTTAAGGCTAGTTCGTTGTTTTGCATCGGAAAATCGGAACCAAATTTCTTTTGATTTGTTACTTTAAACTTTTCTAAGGTGTCTAGGACATGACCACATTTATGATGAACCAGATTAGCAGGGAAAGCCTCGTAGCTACCGTGATTGGGATCAATGAATGTGGCTTTTTCGAGCATTCCTTTGTAAGTTTCTGGAACCAAAATAACTCCGTCAGGAATAAGGTCTTGTATTTCTTCAGCGGTGTATCTTCTTTTGTCAGCGGAAACGACTTTGGATCGAAAAGGATGACCGTGACATTGCTTTTGAAGAATATTACCAAGGATAGCGGTCCATCGTCCGTACTCAACATCTTCAAATTCGCAAGGAGTGAGGGCATTTACCCAAGTATCAGGAATCAAAGCTACAAGTCCTTTAAATTTTTTATCCAATTTTTCTTGGACTTCTCCAATAGAAAGTCTGCCACCTGTCTTAGCTCTTTTAATATGTTGCTGGCCCCGACATACTGCATAGACAAAGGTAGTCCAAGTGCCAAAATCTTTATCAATAAATTCTGCTCTTTTTTTAAACCCTTTGTAGGTTTCGGCCAATATTTTAACGGTATTTCCGTGTTTCAATTCAATTCGTCTTTCAACTTCTTGGATATCCATATTTCCCCCCCTACCTTAGAGATGGGTATTTCATTTTATGGGGAACTTTATACAGGAGATTTACCATGTCACACTACAATTTAATTCTCGATTCTGATTCATATAAGACTTCGCACTGGTTGCAGCTTCCTAACTCCAGTGATTTCAAAACTTCAAATATATTTTCTTACCTTGAAAGTCGCGGCGGGAAATACCCTGAGACCATTTTCTTTGGTCTTCAATATCTCTTGAAGGAGTATCTCTCTAAGCCTGTTACAATGGAAAATGTCGAAGAGGCTAAGGAAATCGCTGCTCTTCATGGGGTGCCTTTCAATTATGACGGTTGGAAGTATATTGTTGAACAACTTGGTGGCAAGATTCCGGTTCGTATCCGAGCCGTACCAGAAGGAACTAAGGTTCCTAATCAGAATGTTTTGATGACTTGTGAATCCACAGATCCTAATGTTCCTTGGATCACTACATACATCGAAACTCTTTTGATGAGGACTTGGTATCCTATAACAGTTTGCACCCAATCTTATACCATCAAACAACTTATCCTCAAGTATCTAACTAAGACCTCTGAAGATCCCCAGGCTGAGATTGCCTTTAAACTGCACGATTTTGGATGCCGTGGTGTCTCTTCTTACGAGTCTGCTGCTTGGGGAGGAGCATCCCATCTAGTCAATTTTATGGGAACCGACACTCTCCCCGCCCTGATGATGGCCCGTAACTACTACCATTGCCCTATGGCCGGGTTCTCTATTCCTGCGGCTGAACATTCCACCATCACCAGTTGGGGCCGTGAGAACGAGGTAGAAGCTTACCGTAACATGCTCAAGCAATATGGGGGTGAAGGCAAAATCCTTGCTGTGGTTTCTGACTCCTACGACATTTTCTATGCCTGTGAGCATATTTGGGGTGAACAGCTTAAGCAAGAAGTCATCGACTCCAAGGCTACGGTTGTGATCCGTCCTGACTCCGGCCATCCTGCCACTGTGGTCCACACTTGCCTGGAACTCCTGGGTAGTAAGTTTGGATTCACTGTGAACTCCAAGGGTTACAAGGTCTTGAACAATGTCCGTGTCATCCAGGGTGATGGGGTGAACTACGATTCTATCCTTGAGGTTCTGGAAGTTGCTACCCAACAGGGCTGGTCGGCCACTAACATCGCCTTCGGCATGGGTGGGGCTCTCCTTCAGATCGTCAATCGTGACACCCAGCAATTCGCCTATAAGTGCAGCAGCATGACCCGCACTTACACTGATGGACACACTGAAGAAGTGGATGTCTACAAGCAGCCCAAGACCGACTCCATGAAGAACTCCAAGCGTGGTCGCCTCGATCTCCAGCG